GGTTCGTTTGAGGCTGATGATGAGGTAGGATTTATATTTAAGGAAATTAAAAACACAATAAAACAACTAGATAAGTTCAAAGGAGAACAACAATAATGGCAACAGCAGTATCATCATCTAAAAGTGAAAAAGTGGTACAAGTAAAACCTAAGAAGAAGAGGGCTAAAAAGAAAAAGAATTATTATTTCCATCAAGGCACAGAGGATGCTATAATTTTATATAACAAATCAACAGATTATCATGAGAGGAATAAGATATATAATGAACATATCCGAGCCGCTTTTGATAAGTTGGCTGAGAATATCATTCATACCTTTAAGTTTTATTACTTCGATAGTAATTCTATTGAGGTTAAGAATGAGGTGGTTGCTTTCTTAGTTATGAATATCCATAAGTTTAAAGAGGGCAAGGGTAAAGCATTCTCATACTTTAGCATCGTTGCAAAAAACTATCTTATTCTTAATAACAATAAGAATTATAAGATGGGTAAGATTCACGATAAGATAGATGTTATCGATTATAAGAGAAATATAGTTGGTGAGGAGAGCGCCAAAAAGCGTTCAGAGGTAAACTCCCTTTATACAGATGAGTTGGTTAGATTTTGGGAACATAACCTAACTAACATATTCCGTAGAACTAAGGATATAAAGGTTGCTGATTCAGTTTTACATTTGTTTCGTATAAAGCAGAACTTAGAAAACTTTAATAAGAAAGCCCTATACATTTTAATCCGTGAGATGACGGGATCTAATACCCAACATATAACTCGCATTGTAAATGTTATGAAAAAGTATAATAACAGATTGTATAATGAGTTTGATAAAAAAGGTATAGTAGATATTGAATATACCGGCTCTTTAATTAGAGAGGAAAACTAAAAAAAAGGGGAGCGAAAGCTCCCCCTTTTTGTTTTTTAGAACTATTTACGGAATAAACCCACCAGCACCAATAAGGCAACAAGCCCTGCAAATCCGGACTGGCCGAATTGGTTTACAATTGATGTCAGGTTACCAATAACATTAACGCCAAAGACACCAGTTCCAAAAATTACTTCTGAAATTGCGCCTATAGCTATAAAAGACATCATCAGATGAGCTAGGTCATCGATGTAGCCTTTTACCATTGTTATTATTTCCTTCATGTTTAGTCTCCTATTAGTTATTAAAAAAGGGATTTTCACCCTATATATAAATATAATATATATTTGTCAAAAGTTAAGAATGTAGATATTTATATATGTAACTATTCCCTAATTAATAAGAGGTAAATAATGGCTAGCGATTTTGAAGTGTTTGAGGGTAAGTCATTATCGGACTTATTCAAAGACATATACGATAATACAAAAACAAATAAAAAACAATTAGAAGTTCTTATGAAAGAGGTAACATCATTTATTAAGGATGGCGATACCGCTGTGCAGATTATTCCTATGCTCAAAGAGTATTTAGAAATCAATGTAAAGAATGACGATCAATTGGTAAAGGTGGCTGGTATAGTACAACGTATGGTTGCTAATGAGTCTAAAGCAAATGATAGCTCGGAATTTGGTTTGAGTGATGCAGAGAAGGAACAGTTAATGTCGGCTGTTGAGGATGTAGCTAACGATGCACAAAAGTATTCAGATAAAATTACCAAAGAGTCGGATAATCTATTTGAGGAATAATTATGGAACCCGGATATAGAAAAAATACTAAATTTATAATTTCTGATAGAAGCAGTACGGGATTTATTAATAAAAATGAAGCTTTAGATTTAATATTACAACATGCTAACTCGGATGAATTTTATGAGATAGAACCAGCAATAGTTAAAAAAGTTTATTTAGATCCCGAATCCGATGGATTTCCTACTATTTCTAAAGGTAATAATATAATTCCTAATTTAAAACTTTTAGGTTCTATAAGAGTTAGCTTACTACACTCACAATCAGGTGGAGAAACTTTGAATGAATATATTAGGCCTATTTCTCCACATATAGTTCAATATCCATTGAAAGGAGAAATTGTAAATGTTGCTAATTATGGTGGCAACCTTTACTATTATAATCCATTAAATCTTAAAAGTAAAGTAAATATGAATAGAATTGATGGTTTAGCTGGTGAGGGGAAGGTTTTTCCTGAATTGACAAAGTATAATAGACCTGTTTTATCAGAACAAGGAGACACTTTAATTCAAGGTAGATTTGGTCAATCATTACATTTTGGAAGTGATATAAATTTTACAAAACCATTTTTAAAACTAACTGTCGGGCAGGGTAGAAATGAAGCTCTTGTAAACGCAAAAGCAGATGATATTAATTATCCACACATAACCGAAATAAATTCAGATGAAGCTAGTATTCATATAACAACCAACGAACATATACCTTTAAAAACTGCTGCTAAAAGTAAAATGAAAACTGCTAAATTAGGAGGAGCTCAACACTCCGTTATAGCTATGAATTCAGATTCTATAGCTATAAATGCAAAAGATGGCCATATTCACTCTCACGCAAAACAGAATATTAATATAGCAGCCGGTTCTAGTATAAATTTAGAAACAGAATTTGGAGAGATAAAATTAGGTGATGTAGACACTAATAATCCGGTAGTTAAAGGTCATGAGTTGAGAGATTTTTTAACAGACTTTGTTGGTGCTATAGAAAATTATGTTGATGCGATGAAAGTAGCAGAGAAACCTGATGACAAAATTCTAGCATCGGATAATTTACTACAAGACATATCAGATTTAAAGGATGATTTAGGTCAAAGTGCTATATTTTTTAGTAAAAAAGTTTTTGTTATGAACGATCATAATCCGCCGAACATTAATGCTGAGGGAACTGATAATGCTATATCGAATGGCGGCGGTGATGATTTAGATTTAGAAAGTATGTGGGATGATGTGAGTTGGAATGAAATTCAAAATGTCGAAACCGAAGAATATGAAGTTGAAAAAATAACACCAACAGCAGGAGTAAGGGGATAATGGGATTAGGTAAAGTTGTTAGAGATTTAATAAATGATAAAATAAATGCTCCAGTAAATTCGCAAAAGAATGAGGTAAAAAAAGTAGTGCAATCTATTAGAGAGGGGGGCGATTCAACTGATGTGGACAAAGCTAGAGATACATTAGAAAAGATAAACAAATTAGAAGAAGTTCAAGTGCAATTTGAAAATTATTTTAATCAAGCTAAAAGTTTAATATCAGCCTCCACAGCTTTACAAAAAACTGCTCAGGCTTTAAAAGAAGCTAATAGCATAGGATCCGCTCTAAATCCCGCAGCCGCAGCCATAGCTATAGTGCAAGAAAAATTAGTAGCTAAATTTAAAGAAGAAATAGAAGATGTAAAAAGTGCGGCAGATAGTATAAAACCAGCACTAAATAAATTAAAAAAATCAATATTTGAAATGAAAGACAAACTAAATCAAGCCTTAAAGAACAAAGAAAGATCTGATAAGGTAAAGGCTGAAAGAGATGCTCAGCTTGGTAAATAAATTAAAGTATTATATTTATATAAAATAGGAGTTAGGTATGGCAAAAACATCAAAATTATTATCATTAATAAAAGAAATAGTCAGACAAGAAGTTAAAAAAGAAGTCCAACAGATATTTATTAATGAGGGTATAAAATCTATGGCAAAAAATATTTCTCTTAAAGAAGAGAGTGTTATGGAAGTTTTACCTAAAAGAAAACCTATACCAAAAAAAGAAACTCAGTACACTAAAAATCCTATGTTGAATAATATCCTAAATGAAACTGCTAATGGTAGTGAAATGGAAGAATATCCAACAATGGGTGGTGGAACATTTGATAGTACAAAAATGGCACAAGCTATGGGATATGGTAATATGTTGGGTAGTGCTGAAGAAAAAAGAAAAATGGCAGCTATACAAACAGCACAAAAAGTTGGTGCTGATACTTCAAACAAAGCTGTTCAAGATGTAATGAGTGATTTAACAAAAGATTATAGGGGAGTAATGAAAGCTTTAGATAAAAAGGATGGTAAAATATAATGGCTTCAAGAATAGAAAAGGATTTAAATCCTGATGTTTTTATTGGTATATCATTACCATTAAATTATAATAGTCAAGGATTTTTTAAAAAAACAAAAACTACTTTAGAGCAGACTAAAAGTAATATTAAAAATCTTTTAATGACTATGAAAGGAGAAAGATTAGGCAATCCTACATTTGGTAGCGATTTGATGAGAATTCTTTTTGAACCAAATACAGAGGATTTACAATCAAAAATAGAGGAATCTATTAGATCTTCTATGGATGAATTTTTACCATTTGTAAATGTTAAGGATATAAAAGCTATTCCATCAAATAGACAGCCAAATGTTCTAAATATAAGACTACAATTTTCTATAAATGTAGATCAGACTGTAGAAACTGTAAGCTTAGATTTAGCGGCTGCCGATGAAATTTATGCTGATCCTACTATTACAGAAGGTACATAACGGAGAAAATAATGCCGTATTCAGTTTCTAAAAAATCAGTAAAGGAAGTTAGATATTTAAATAAAGATTTTTCTTCATTTAAAGCTAATCTAATTGAATTTGCTAAAGTATATTTTCCAAATACATATAATGATTTTAATGAGGCATCACCTGGTATGATGTTTATTGAGATGGCATCTTATGTAGGTGACGTTTTATCTTATTACATAGATAATCAATTTAAGGAAAGTTTATTATCTTTTGCTGAAGAAAAAAGAACTGTGTATAATATGGCACAGTCCTTTGGTTATACACCAAGATTAGCTTCACCATCATTGGGAAGATTAGATGTTTTTCAAACTGTTCCCGCTATAGCATCAGGAACAGGCGGTAGTTACACAACTAAAGCTGATTTATCATATGCTATGAAATTAAATGCGGGTATGCGAATATCATCTAATAGTGGGATAAACTTTAGAACTGTGGATGATGTTAATTTTAAATTTTCAAGCTCATATGACTCAATGAGAATAAGTGTATATGAGAGTGCTGCTAATGTTCCTATAACATATTTATTAAAAAAATCTGTAAAAATAGAGAGCGGTGAAACAGCAACGGAACGCTTTTCATTTGGGGATGCAGAAAAGTTTTCTAGAATTGCATTAGCCAATTCAAATGTAACTGAAATAATTTCTTGTACAGATGATGATGGTAATAATTGGTATGAGGTTGATTATTTAGCTCAAGATAGTGTATTCCAAGATATGGAAAATACACCAGATAATGATCCAGATTTAGCAACTTTTTCAGATCAGTCTCCGTATTTATTAAAATTATTAAAAACCTCAAGAAGATTTACAACCTTTATACGAACTGATAATAGAACAGAATTAAGATTTGGCGCAGGCATATCAGATTCTCCTGATGAGGAGATAGTTCCTAATCCGGATTCCGTTGGTTCTACTCTACCCGGTTCCCCTACATATCTCAATACAGCTTTTGATCCCGCTAACTTTTTAAAAACAAGAACATATGGTCAAGCGCCGTCTAATACAACATTGGTAATTACTTATAGATATGGGGGCGGTGTAGATCATAATGTGACAGCAAACTCAGTTAAAAATATAACTTCTTTAACTAGAGTTTTAAATGAAACTGGATTAAATGCGGGTTTAGTTTCTACAACAAAAAGTTCATTGACAGTTTCAAATCCAAATCCAACATCGGGTGGTAGAGGAGCAGAGAGTGTTATTGAGGTTAAAGAAAATACTTTAGGATATTTTCAAGCTCAACAAAGAGCTGTGACGAAAGAGGATTATATTACCAGAGTTTATGCTTTACCTCCAAAATATGGTAACATAGCAAAAGCTTATATAGTTCAAGATTCACAAATAGATCCTGAAGCAAGCATAGCTGATGCAAGCGCTGGTAAAATTTTTAATCCGTTAGCTATGAATTTGTATTTGTTAGGATTTAATGCTTCTAAAAAATTAATGAAAGTTAATCAAGCGGTTAAGGAAAATGTTCAAACATACTTAACTCAATTCAGAATGATTACTGATGCTATAAATATAAAGGATGCATTTGTTATTAATATAGGTGTTAAATTTAATTTAATAACAAGAGCAGGATATAATAAAGAACAGGTAGTTTTACAAGCTATAGATATTGTAAAAGATTATTTTGAAATAGATAAGTGGCAGATAGGACAACCAATTGTGTTATCCGATTTAGCTTATCAGATATCATTGGTTGATGGTGTAACTGCTGTGGTGTCTCCTGAGGATCCGGAAGAGGATTCAAGCACAAATAACAGACCACCTATTCAAATTGTAAATAAATTTAATACAGGAAATGGTTACTCAGGTAATCTTTATGATATAAAAACCGCTACAGTAGAGGGTGTTGTTTATCCATCAGCTGATCCAAGCTGCTTTGAACTTAAATTTCCTACAGTTGATATTGAGGGAAAGGTTGTTGGGGATTCTATGGGCGGTGCTAATGGAGGATCTTACTAATGCATTATTTTATTTTTCCCGACACCGACACAACTTTATATTCCGCTTCAAGTAGTAAAAATTCAGGTTTAGATGAAATTTT